CATGCGTTATAGTAGATGAGAGTCTACAACTACAGTCCATAAACTTTACAGTATAACCGGTAGGATGTATCAGCACAACAGGCTAGATATATTGGAACAAACGACATGGGTGATGGGCAGGCAAGTCCAACTTATGGTAGTGCTGTGATAGCACTACCATGGATTCAAAGCGGCAAATAATCTAAATCCTTATAAAATTAAAATACTGAACGAGCGATAGCGAGTGAAGTGTTGTCCGAAGGACAACTTAAAAATAATTAAGTCCGGTCTTCTTAGTTGTTTCCATATGTGCTTCAATAATTTTGTTGATTGCTTTACGTTCGTCGACAGACATATTCAATATATCTTCATATGTGGCACCTCCGCGTAGATGCCAAGCCATGGCTAATGCTGCTTCTTTGATACCCCTAACTTCATTCTCCATATCTGTGATTAACTTCGTGACTTCTGCAGGGGAAGAAGCCAGAAGCGTCATCCGAAAAAATCGGATGAATTTAATGTGAAGGGTTGTTTGTAATCTTTATTACATCCGGTACATGTGATGTTTAACGGTTTGATTTCGGTGCTTTCTTTTAATTTTGCGTTATAGTCTTTGATTTTATTATAGGTATTAGCATCACAATGTTCTAGAAATTCGCTAATATGATCAGTATCAGTGACTACAGCCTCAGGAGTTCTAACAAATTCAATTGACTGGCTAATCACTTTCATAGTCAACGTTGTTACCATTTTGATTGCTTCTTGAGTTGCTTCTCTTTTTTCTTTTTCGTCTTGAATATTTTCAATACGGTTAAAAACTTTTTGTAAATCAAACTGACCAATAGCAGCATTTGTCATCTGCATATAGGTTACTGGTCTAAATTTAATTTCTAACGTATCAAGTTTTAATGGTTCATTATAATTACCTAACTTCATCGTAGATAATATTGACATCAGATTTACACCATATGTTGCTTCATTTTGACAACCGGGGCAAACTGTTGTTATATCAACAGTATCTTGACCACCTGCGCTTCTGATACCAATCAATATAGCATCTAAGTCGCTTACCATGAGTTGCATAGGGTTTTTAATCGCAGGTACGCAACTCTTGATTACATCAGCAACAGCAACACCATTAAACAGTGCGTCAGGTGTGCGTAATGCAATTTCATCTAATGCGGTCATAGGATAAACCGGCAACTCACCGTTACTGGGCATGTCAATGACATCCTGTGTATATCCTACTCCTGCGCTGGGTAATTTGATATAAACGGCTGGTCTTCTAAAATGTTGACGTAGTGGATTATCCATATTGTCCTCTTAATTTTGGGTAATTTTTAAACTATAAATAGTAGAGTTATTTATAAAACCAAAAAAAGCGTATAAAAAATGACCCCACAAGATATTGATAATCTACAGAATGCTATAAATGCTTTACAACAATCAGTTAATGGATTAGCCAATAGTACCGGAATCGTTGGAAGTAGTCTTAATAATCTAAATGGTCAGGTATTAAACTCCTCGCAATCAGCAAGAACTGCAGGACAAAATTTTCAAGCAGCCGGACAAAACATAGTATCTTCATCAATGTCGGTTGCTTCTGCACAGCAGCAAGCTGCACAACAAATTGCACAAAATAATGCGTCCATAGCACAATCCGCGCAAACACTTAAGAATCAAGTTGGGCAAGCGGCATCTGCGATGGCTACTTCAACAGGAAGTCTAAACAATTTTAGCGGTGCTGCAGGTGCAGTTGGTGGGGCATTAGGTACGTTAGCAGCAAGATTGGGACTGCCGGCAGCAGCTGCTGCCGGACTTGCTACTGCATTTGGCTCACTTGCAAATGTTTTCTTAGGGCAAACACAGGCTTTATTAGGTGCTAGAGACAGCCTTAATAAATTAGGCGGTGTAGGTCAACAAACAGCAAGTTCACTTTACTCTTATGCACATGCTGCGGGATTACATTCTGACACTATAAGCAGAATGATTAATCCTATTGCAAGTCTAGGGCCTGCATTATTAGGATTAGGACGCGGTGCAGGAGATGCACAAAAAGCATTTTTTGAATTAGTACAAGTTGGAAACGAAAATAGAAAACAATTTGCTAATATAGGCGTATTCCAAGAAGAGATGATGAAGTATCAGGGCAACTACGTTGCTGCCCAAGATGCTGCTGGCATCAGTCTAAGAATGCAAAATGCAAATATGAGCAAATTGCAGGCCGCAAGTTTAGAATATATTAAAAATTTATATGAGTTATCAGCATTAACGGGAGAAGAAGTCAGCACTATTGAAAAACGTATGAGGGCTGCTAGAGAAGATCCTATCATACAATTAAGAAACTTAATGCAACAAGAAGAAATTAACGCATTAAGACAGCAGGCTGAACAGAAAGATAAAGAAGGCACTCCTGAATCAGCAAGAGAAGCTGAACAATTACGTAGAGAAGCACAAAGATTAGAAGATGAATTAAAATTCAGAAATGCTGTCGTTGATCAGTTGTCCGTTCTACCTGCCGGATTACAAAAAGGTGTCAAAGAATTATTAACAACAGGTGTGTTGGGCAAAGACAACTTGCAGATGTTCATGTCTGGTGCGGCTCAAGTAATACCAGAATTAGCAGAACAAGCAAGAAATGCTAGAGATAAAGAAACAGGTGCATTACTTGCACCTGAAGATCAAGCAAAAGTGTTTGCTGATCTACTTGCTAAAGAAATGTATGAACCGGGAGGTCGTTTAGGGCAATTAGCAACTACTGTAGGTCCTGCGGCATTATTAAATGAACAACTAAGAAATCAATTATTCCCGTCAGATGCGATGAAACAATATGCTCGTCAACCCGAAGATAGAGCTCAATTGCGTTCAGAAGCTGCCCAACAAATAGCGTCAGCAATGACAAGCGGTGCAGATAGCGCAAGTAAAATTGCATCATCATTACAAGAAGCAGCAGTAGCATTAGGACAAGCAACCGACAAATTACAAAACGTTGTAAATCCTTTTGTACAAGATTTTGATATTAATACTCAATCTCCTGTTGCGACAGAAGAAGCAAAAAGACAAGCAGCACCCACAACTGAGATTGATAATGCCAATAAAATTATAGGTACATTAGATAATATTGCAAAATCTGATCAGGCTGCTGTCAACTTCTTAGGTTCAATAGCTGATGATGTTGAAAAAATTCTTGGATTATTCGGAATAAATGTCAGCGAAGAAGCAAAAAGATTTAAAGAACTTGCACAAAATAATATTGTATCTCAACAAAATGTAAGCGACCCTCAAAAGTCTAGAGAATCAAGCACACCTGCAGCACCAGTTGGTAGTGAAATTTTACGTCGAGGGGAAAATACTGCTAGACCGGTAACGCCACCGGTAACACCACCTGCAGAAACACCTGTAACACCACTAGTCACTCCACCTGCAGAAACACCTGTAACACCACTAGTCACTCCACCTGCTGAAGCACCGGTAACACCACTAGTCACTCCACCTGCTGAAGCACCGGTAACACCACCTACTACTAATGTAGAGCAAGATAGAACTACTCAAACTGAAATCAATTTTCAACCTATCAATGTCCAAACAAATTTAGGTACAACATTAGAACTGAATGCATCTTTGGTCGGTAAAATTGCAGGATTTATCAGACAATCAAATAATAGAGCCCGTTCGTTACGACCAAAAGTTATGCTTGCATTAGATAGTGCAGGTACAAAAAACGTAAGCAAGTTAGATACAAAAACATTAGATACAATAATTGATAAGGTCGCTAACCAAGCAAGATTGTCTGTACCTCCAGGTTCAACTGCTGGAACTACAACACCCGAAGCACCAGTCGTCACACCTGAATCAGAAACACAACCACAAGGACCTAATATAGCAGAATTAGTGAATTCTGGTAGATTACAAGCAGAAACTCCTGCAATGGTCGCAAGCAAGATTGCTACACCTACTTTAAGACAAGGTGCAGTACCAACATCACTCGCTAAATTAATTGATACAGGTGTTATTGATCCTAAATATTTGCGTGGCCCTCAAGAAATTCCAACAAACATCAGGACTAACGCTAGAGGAAGAAAATTTGCTGATGATGCAGATTCAAAAACTAGAGACACTCACGGAGAAGGTTACGGTCTTGATCCAAAATTATTAGACGGTATTGTAAAACTACAACAGGCTGATTTCGGAGATTTAACTCTACAACATATAACTGCTTTAAATGATTATTATCACGCACTTAACTTTAATAATACCGCACACAAAGATGGTCGTGCTGTTGATTTTACCTTAAACAAAGCACCTACACCTGAGCAATCAGCAAAGATAATTAACATCCTTAAGGGTATAGGGTTTGGTACTGTTAAAGATGAGTACAATTATCCTACTTCTTCAACAGAAGGAAAACATTTCCACGCTGAGATTCCTAAACAAGAACTACCTAGTTTAGATATGGGAGGTATTGTACGCGGACCTAAATCAGGTTTCCCTGCTATGCTTCACGGTAATGAAATGGTGATTCCACTATCACCTGATAGTTTATTAGCAGAATTAGGAAAAAAGGGTTCAGATCAATTTGCTTCAGAAACTAAAACTGCTCAACAAGAGTCCGAAAATATCTCTGCTACAACTCTAAAAGATGATTTAATTAGAGCGAATGAGATGATCGCTAAAGTATTGACAAGTAAATTAGATGAAGTAATATTAAAACTTGATACGGGTAATCAAACTAGTCACAAGATATTGCGTCATAGTCAAGTTTAACTATAAATAAATTAGAAGTAAACCAATGTCATATAAAAAGAAATTTTTAAACAGATCAGGAATTAGTAGTCCGATATCCGGTGCTAACAGCAATACCGGTGCTTGGAATACCGATTCTGGTAACAATGGTCAAACAAGCAGTGGCAATTGGAATAATGATAATTTTGGATACCGAAATTACATGAGTAGACTTCCAGAAGTCTACACAGGTCATCCAAATCGCATAGAACGCTATAATCAATATGAAATGATGGACGTTGATGCTGAAATCAACGCATGTTTAGACATCATTTCAGAGTTTAGTACACAGAAAAACGAACAAAACAAAACTGCTTTTACATTGGATTTTAAAGAAGATCCTACACCGAATGAAATTAATATCCTTAAAGAGCAATTACAACAGTGGTGTAAACTAAACGAATTTGATCAAAGAATTTTTAAGATATTCCGTAACGTTATCAAGTACGGAGATCAAGTATTTGTACGCGACCCAGAAAACTTTAAGTTGTATTGGGTTGATATGGTTAAAGTTATCAAGGTTATCGTCAACGAAAGTGAAGGTAAACTTCCAGAACAGTACGTATTAAAAGATTTAAACATTAATCTTCAAAATTTATCAGTTGCACAAAAAACTAATACGGATTTCGCCGCTAATCCGGCAACAGGTTTAGGTGGTACAGGTGGTGGTACTAATACACCATATACTGTTCCTGCAATGCCATACAATACGTCAGGTAGCCGCTTTACATTGGGTCAGAGCGAATCGGCTATCGACGCGAAACACATTGTGCATCTTAGCCTGACTGAAGGCCTTGACAGATTTTGGCCTTTTGGACAAAGTATATTAGAAAATATCTTTAAAGTATACAAGCAGAAAGAATTGCTTGAAGATGCTGTGTTAATCTATCGTGTACAACGTGCACCAGAACGCAGACTCTTCAAGATTGACGTTGGTAACATGCCAAGTCACATGGCTATGGCTTATGTAGAACGTATTAAAAATGAGATTCATCAACGCAGAATACCTAGCGTATATGGTGGTGCATCTATAGTAGATGCTACATATAACCCACTTTCAATGAACGAAGATTACTTCTTCCCAGTCACCGCAGACGGTCGCGGATCATCAGTAGAAGTTATGCAAGGTGGGCAAAATCTAGGTGAAATTGATGACCTAAAATACTTCAACAACAGATTAGCACGTGGTTTACGTGTACCAAGCAGTTATCTACCAACTGGACCAGACGATAGTGATAGACCATTAAGTGATGGTCGTGTTGGTACAGCATTGATTCAAGAATATCGTTTCAATCAATATTGTGAACGACTACAGAATTATATCAGTAAAAAATTAGATGAAGAGTTTAAACTATTTTTACGTTGGCGCGGATTTAACATTGATAGCGGATTGTTTGAATTAACTTTCAATCCTCCGCAAAACTTTGCTGCATATCGTCAAAGCGAGTTAGACACAGCAAGAGTGACAACTTATCAGACAATGGAACAATTTTCATATATCTCTAAACGCTTTGCCCTAGAACGCTTCTTGGGCCTAACACAAGAAGAAATCAACAAGAATGAAAAATTGTGGCGTGAAGAAAATGGTAAAGAAAAACTTGATGAACCAGCAGGAACAGATTTACGTAGCATAGGCGTTAGCGTAAGTGATATTGAGTCTGATAAAGAAACAGGCGAAGAACTAGAGCAACAACAAGCACAGCAAGGACCAGAACAGCAACCTCCGGCAGGTCCAGTTAATGCAGCCGGTCCAAATGCAGCAATGGCTGGAGCACCGCAAGCAGGTCCTGCAGGTCCCGGTAGTCCACCGGCATAAGATAAATAATATCATGCATTTAATTGAAATGTTTAATCCCCCAGTACCGGGCTATCAAAATATCGCTGATGATAATAGCAAACCTGTATGGAGAACAAGCCGCAAGACCAAACTAACGCTTGAGCATATCAGAAAATTACGTAAAATGTTGGACGTTAGAAATTTTGAGAAAAAAGAATATCTTAAAAAAGTAAAAGAACAATACGGAATACCAGCCCAACCACAGCAACCAACTGGTTAATACACCAAAAACGCAAAAAAATCGCACTTATTGAACACTTTTTGTATGTAGACACTAAATAATTCTACAAAGCCATTATTATCCAGGAGAAATACAAATGGAAAACAAGAAATATGAACAGCTTATTGATCTTATTATCAATGAGCAAGAAGAAAAAGCCCGCGAATTATTCCACGAAATCGTAGTTGAGAAATCACGCGAAATCTATGAATCAATCATGGATGAAGAAATGATGGATGAAGGCGGTCAAATGCACGGTCAAGTCGCTGATTTGATGGACGAGATTGATGTTGAAGAAACAGGAATGAATGAAGAAGAAGCAGAAGATATTGATTTTGAAGCTTCAGAAGAAGAAGTAGAAGAACCAGCAGGCGACATTGATGCAGGAGAAGTTGCAGAAGTTAAGGACGAATTAGCAGATATCGTTGCACATCTTGAAGCCGTTCTAAAAGGCGAATCAGATGAAGAAGGCATGGACGACATGGGTGATGAAGAAGATCCAATGATGGAAGCCGTACAGTTACAAAAAGTATCTGTAACTCACGGTGATAACGGAGCATATACTAAGAGCCCCGCATTACATGAACCTAAAGTCAAAGCAAACGGCGTAAAGCCAGTAAAGTTTGATCAGGGCGGTGATGAATCAGTTCCAAATAGTCCAAAAGGTCCTTCTAACGAATACAGCAAGAAGGAAGGCGATTTACCAGGTGCAGGCAAATTCAAGAATGCACCAGGCGGTAAAGGCGCTAAGTTAGAAAATGCACCAAAACCAAAACATGGTGATGACGGTGCAAATGCCAAAAGCCCAGTGGCTAAAGGCTAATTAAGAGTAACTTGGAGACAAATGGCTTTGTATCTCAGGGAACACTTAACGTTTGATAGAGCAAACATGATCGTTGAATCCGTAAAGGAAGGCAACGATGAATTAAAGACCCTCTACATGAAGGGCATCTTTATTCAGGGTGGGGTAAAGAACGCAAATGAGCGTGTTTACCCCGTTTCTGAAATTGAAACTGCTGTCAATACGTTAAACACACAAATTCAAGAAGGTTATTCTGTATTAGGTGAAGTCGATCACCCAGATGACCTTAAGATTAATCTAGACCGTGTTAGCCATATGATCACAAACATGTGGATGGATGGCGCAAACGGTTTCGGCAAACTAAAGATTTTACCAACTCCAATGGGTCAATTAGTAAAGACTATGTTGGAGAGTGGTGTGAAACTAGGCGTTTCAAGTCGTGGATCAGGTAATGTAAGCGACATGGACGGCAAGGTAAGTGATTTTGAAATAATCACTGTTGATATCGTTGCACAACCAAGCGCACCTAACGCATATCCTAAAGCAATATATGAAAGCCTCATGAATATGAAGCATGGTCATAAAGTTTTAGAAATCGCTAGGGACGCAAGGGGCAACAAAAAGGTACAAAATTACTTGGGCGAGGAAGT